AGTTAGCAGCTAGTATAATCGGCTCTACACTCTTATATGGCGACTTGGCCGAGATTTCCTGAAGGCAGTCCTGAATGTAGATGTCCAGCTCGTCATCCTTGAATTCCAGGTCTTCACCTGAGACAAATTCGTCACGAAGTACCTGGCGGGTTCTCCCTCTGATTGTTGAAAGTTTCATAGTTCACCTACCTTCTGCCTCGCCCTGTCTTACGGGGTGTTTTGCATCCACCCCTACCCTTGTTTGCTCTAACTCCCCCTCCGGAGCCGTCTCTTTTTGGTACGCCTTTAGCCATAATTACTCCTTAACTGGTTCCTCACAGTATTCCTTCAGGGTTTCGAGGTCGTTTTCCTCGGCCAGTTTAGCCGCCTCCGCGCTGTAGCTGGCCTTCGTCTCCCCCTGCTTAATTGACAGGGCTATGCAAAAAAGTTTTCTCTGAGACTCACTCGTTGCCGGCATAGCTTCACCTCCCTATTTGGCCTTTTTACGTGGCTTTGGTTCACTATCTGGTTCAATGGGTGGAATTTTGGAAGCACAGGCCGTGCAAGTGGGGACACTCTTAACTAGCCGGTGAGTCATAGTTCCGCACACTACGCAGGGTCTTGCTACCTCTGCGATCGTAATTCCTTTAAGCATAGTTACCTCCTTTACCAAGTAATCAGTCCGTGCCCCGCTTTAGTGAGGGCGTGTTTTAATTTCGCTTCTCTGTGTTCGGGGTCGATATGAAATTCTTGGGCGTTAGGGGTGCAGAAGATAATAGCCCCGTGTTTGGCTACTCTCTTGGCCTCATTGACAACTTTCTGAGGGTTGTCGACGTGCTCCAGAACATCGCAGCACCAGGCAAAGCCAAATGTTTTATCGGGGAACTTGAGATTATGGGCGTCCATCTCTATAACCCCATCCCCACCCTGAATATCAATGCCGGTATATTCGCCCAGCTTCTCTAAGGATGGTTTCCAGGGGGCTTTGGGTCCGCAGCCGATATCAATCACCTTCTCCGGCTTGCAAGACGGAGGGATAAGAAACTGTCGGTAATCCTTTGCTATCGCCTTCCCCCAGTTCTGAGGTAGCCATTTCCTGTCACTGTGATGTTTCTCGGTTGCCAAACCGATTAGCCGCTCTATCTCTGCCAGCGTAGGCTTCCAGTATTTCTCCATTACCACGGCGCAGTCATACTCAATAGCTTTGTCCCTGGCCGCTATCTTGCGCTCCGCCAGCTTGCCTGACTTCTTTTCTTGATAGGCTTCCTCAAGATATTGCACAATCTCATCAGGATTAGCGGCACCCTCCCAGGAACTTTGCTCGTCCCATTCAGGGCGCATATCTTTTAATACCCAGCCTCCACCGCATAGTTCAGGCTGAGCCGTATTATTCGAAACAATCACCGGCACACCGCAGGCCTGAGCCTCAATAATTGGTACACCAAACCCCTCCCCCTTAGATGGCTGGAGGTAAACGTCCAAGCTGTTGTACATATTCGCCATTGTCTGCTCAGATATACCCTCAACCTTCATCTCTGTTATCGAGGGGAAAAAGGTAATATCCTGAATCATCAGGTTTTCCCGCAACGCCTGGAGGTCACGGCCCCTAGCTTCTATCGGGTCGGTGTGGCAGTACATCACGACATCATCGTGTGACCGGCGGAACTTCTGGAGAGCCAGGAACATAGCCGTCCAGTTCTTACGTTCCCGAACATTCGTTCCAACCGAGCCGATGACGAACTTATCAGTCCAGCCGAGGTGTTCCCTATGGGCTTTCCTGACCTCAGCATCAGGTTTGAAAATATTACAATCAATCATGTGGGGAACGTAGAAGCTGTCTATCCCCAGCCTGTCCATTTCCTTCTTGCCGTATTGAGACATGGCTATGGGTTTATAGATTCCTTCATGTGTGGATAGGACTTGATGGACATTGGGAGGCATAGGCTCATGGTCGATGGGCGTCCAGGGGAACCACTTTAATAGTCCCGGTGTGTTGGGCATATCTTTCAACACCCAAGTATCAACGAGGGTAATGATAATATCGGCTTTGAAATGCTGATAAACTCTTTCAACATACCTTACCCCGTAATCTTCGTGATTGTTCGGGTAGATAGGCATGCCGTTCCACATAATCTTGCTACCGCCCAGCCCGTAATAAGCAAAGATGGCAGGCTCATGCCCCATCTCTTTGAGCAAGAGAGCCAGTTGACCTATCTGTATGCCATATCCGGTCAGGCAGAAGGGACTATTACCGGTGAGTAAAATACGCATCAATCCTCCCTTTCGGGGAGGGAGGGGAATTACCCCTCCCTCCGGTATTATCAGTCGATGAGCTTGGCAGCCAATTCCTTGTCCAGGGTCTTGACGCCGAACAGCATATCAACGGACATCTTGTTGACCTTGCTGGACGTGTCACCGTCAAAGGCTACACGGCAGGAGACACCCTTGTAGTTCTCAACGCTACAGGAAATGCCGCCCAGGTAAGGCTCTAATGGCCTGCTCACAAAGGCAAAGGCGTTCTTGTGGAAAGCCAGGTTAGACTTAAACCCAGAAGCATTGGCAACATTGAAGGTAACTACTGCGGTATCTGCTATGTCAACATCAAAGGGCGGGGTAAAGGTAATCGTGGTGACTGTAGAGCCTACAGTACCGCCGGTTACGATGAGGTAGCCCTTGTCGCTTCCTGCAACCTTGAAAACATCGCCAGCGGCGACAATCTCAGTGTTGGTCAGCGCTGCGACAGTCGCAGCCGTAGCACCAGCCGAAGCCGCCCCACTCATGGCACCAGCGGTATCAATTACGTCGCTGGCTTGTGCCGGGACGTTCTGATCCATGTAGAAGTCGGCACCGAGGATACGCCCGATAGCGTACTCGTTGATGGTCAGTGGCTTACCACGCTTGTCTGCATGGAGTATCGCATCGAGAGCAGCGACCTTAGCATAGGTTACCGGATGCAGGACAACTCGCCTGTCAGTAGGTGGGGTTTTCTGGATATCCAGCTGGGCCAGCAGGTTAGCCAGGTCGCTAACCGCAGGCGTGCCAGATACCGCCGTGTGACCGGCAACTGTTTTGTAGACCTCCTGGAAAATCTGGTTGTCTACATTCTGGGCGTGTGCCCTCATCATCGGTGCCAATACCTGCTCGGAAAAGCTCACGATATCCAGGGTAAGTTCTGCCGATGTAATCTCGGCGGAGATATCGTAGAACTTGTCAAGCACTACCTGGACACTTGATTCGGTGATTGCCTGTGCGGCTACAGTAGTAGAGAAGGCTGTAGCCTCAAAGGTGGAAGGTTTCCGGATGGTTACGGTTGCCCCCACCTTCTTGTACTCGCCTGAGTAGTCCCGGTGGACAAGGTTAGCCATAACGAGGTTGTTTTCCAGCGATAATAGCGCTTCTTTGGCTATGACGCTGGGGGTGAGCAATGTGTTACTCATGTTAGTTCTCCTTTATAGTATTGTTGGGTCTTGCTCCTTTCGGCGGGCAGCGTAATCGTCCATAGACATTTTGTCTGCCTGCTCCGCCGTAAAAGCACCTGCTCCCCCCTTCGTCTTATTAGAGTCAGGCTGTAGCGGGGTCTTTTCCCCGGCAGGCTTCAGCCTCTTGGCCGCTGCCTTGATTTGCTCAGGGGTAGGGTTCTCAAGTTGGAGTTCCTTGATATAGTCCTTGAGGTCGCTGGGGTCTATCTTGGCTTCTTTGGCGATGTCAAAGATGAGGATTTCCTTCTTCGTTTCCTGGGCGGCTTCGAGTTCGGCGGCGTGCTCCGCCTTTTCCTTTTCAAAGGCAGCTACCTTGTTTGCCAGTTCCCTGTTCGCCGCCTTGATATCAAACTTCGCCTTTATCTTCGCCTTTTCCTCATCGGTTTCGGCCCCGGCAAGCTCCTTGTCCTCAGCCTCTTTTTCCTTCTGAGCAATCTTTTCTTCCCTGGCCTGAAGTGCCTGCTTCTCGGTTTCAATGGCTTGCGCCTTTGCTTCGAGTTGCTTGGCAGTCCGGCCGGCAGCAGCCAACTTGTCGCTGATTTCCTTGTTGGCCTGTTCCCTGGTAAGAGTTTCGGGTTCGTTTTCTTTTGAAGTTCCCTCTGTCTCGTCAGAAGATATGTCCTGACGTTCCTCGGTTCCGTCCAGCATAATTTCCTCCTAAATAACTAGAGCCAGCATGTAAGATTTGCTGGCTCCAAAAAGAAAAGCTCGCTAGTAAGATTTAGCGTGCTTTAGAAAACCTGAAAAATGTTTAGCTTATCTCATAGTTACAACCCCTCTATCCAGTCACGTATCCGCTTCGCCTCCTCCGCCTCCTCCCACTTTGTCTTAGGGGCTT